TATAAAAAAGTGTCCATCCTGTTGAACACTTGTTTCGCTTTGAAACCTAAAGTTTAAAAAGAAATTGGTGATGATATCACATATATCATTATCTATAGTGCATATTGACGTTTCACCAAAACGAATATCTGAATCAAAAGCCAGACGAAGGTTTTCGGTCGTGTATCCAGCACGTTTCGTAAACACCTTTTGATAGAAACTCTTTTGTGGGTCTCCGGTCAAAAAGGTGTCTTGGTATCCTGTGACGGCAAGCCGCATTCTATTATGATGTGTCAAAAAAAGGCTTGAAAAAATACATACAACTAATAGACATGAACATTCAGCTCAAAAAATTTAATCCCGCATCAATGGGTGACGACAAGGTCTGTGTTTTTATTGGAAAGCGTGGCACTGGCAAATCAACGTTGGTGACGGACATCCTATATCACAAGAAGCACCTCCCTGCAGGTGTTGTGATGTCCGCGACCGAGGAAGGAAATCACTGGTATCAGCAGTTCATTCCTGACTTGTTCATCTACGGTGAGTATGACAAGGACATTATAGAGAGGGTTATCGACAGGCAGAGGAAGATGGTGAACCTTAAACCACCGCCAGGAAAGAAGGAGATGACGTCCAGGGACATTGGAGCTTTCATATTGATGGACGATTGTATGTATGATAGAAAATTCCTAAAAGACTCTTGTATTCGACAGTGCTTCATGAACGGTCGCCACTGGAAGATATTTTTCATGTTGACGATGCAGTACTGCATGGACCTCAGTCCGGATCTCCGCGCCAATGTGGATTACGTGTTCATCGCGCGAGAGAATGTGATCCAGAACCGAGAAAAATTGTACAAGGCATTCTTCGGGATCTTCCCAAACTTTGACATGTTCAATCAGGTGATGACGGCATGCACCGAAAATTATGAGGTTCTGGTTCTGGACAACACCAGCAAATCCAACCGAATCGAGGACTGTGTGTTCTGGTACAAGGCCAAGATCCATCAAAACTTCCGCGTGGGTTCACAGCAGTTTTGGAATCTTCATCAAAAGACATACAATCAAAAAGGCCCGATGGGTGCCAGAAGTAAAGGCGATCCTAATGAAGTAAAACGAAATCGTAACTCTCAAACCCTACAAGTGAAGAAGTTGAAATAATTATTCAGGGTCAGGACGATGTCCGAATGGACATCCGACAAAATGGAAGCCAAATCCATCGCGCTCGCGACGACCGCGCTCATTGACTCGGGGTTGGTGAGCGAGAGCAAGGCAGATGCGCTGTCCACTCACCTCAGCAAGGGCGCCAAGAACTGGTGCATCAAGCAAATGAAACCCGGCGACGCGAACGAAAACCAAAAGGAGCTACAAAAGTTCAACTCAAAGGTTTGGACGGAATATCTCGCCAAGAGGAACTACATATTTGATGTTACTGACGGTGGAGTGGTCAAGCGCAAGACCCCACTGGTGGAGAAGCAGGAACGCCTGTTGGAAATCAAGAACAAGATGATTGGCGAAACCTTTGTGCCACCCATCAAAAAGGTCAGCAAAAGACTTCTAGACCAGACGAGACTCAACCGACTTCTCACTTTGGTAAAGAAAGACATAGAAGAAATCGAAAATGAGATGAAGGGTCTGGCAATGATCAATCAAAAACTCGAGCGCTACTTTATTCGTCGACCTTCCTTCAAGCCCAAGATTTTCATCGGCCAGGAAGAAGAATACCTCGACCTACCTGATATCACCAAGAGGAAGCGCATCCTCAAGAGACTTTTACACCTTCTGAACATGCGTCGTCTTGGCAAGATGGGAAAGATACATGAGAAACTCACACAAGTTCGCAGGGATACGATGACCAAGTTAGTGCAGATACAACGGGACATTTACATTAACTCCAAGGAGTGTTGGGTACGTGCTGAAAGGGCATCATTCTTGGACAAGAAACATGCGAATGACGAACTCAAAACCGAGCATGCCAAACTCTCGGAACACATTTCATCGAACCTGAGCGACTACATGGTCGAGGTGCCTAAACCTTTCAAAAACGCTACAGTCATCAGCGAGAACGACACACGAGCAAACTGGAAGAACCCAGAGTTCAAACGTCTCTACGCGAACCGGATGCGATCACTGATCTACGCAATTCGCAACAACGATAAATCCAAGTTTCTGGACAGGATCAAGAACGGCGAACTCAAACCAAATACATTCGACACCAAGGAGATATGGGATCTTTGGTATCAGGAACCCAAGAAGGAGGTGGTCGAGAAGAAGCCCGAGGAATACGAGGACGGAATGTTCAAGTGCGGCAAGTGCAAATCCATGAAGACCACCTATGTGGAGAAGCAGACGCGTTCAGCAGACGAACCGATGACCTTGTTCATCACCTGCCGGATGTGTGGTACTGTGATGAAGCGTTAAAGAAAAGATGTGGAAGATATTTAGAATGTGTAGCATCTGCGGCGAAGACATTTCATTTGTTTGTAGAGTCAACGTCCGTTGCGGTCACCATGTTCATCACGAGTGTCGCCTAAACCTCGTCCCATTTACAAAATGTTCAATATGTAATAGAATTATAGTTAATAAACTTGATGTCCACTTGAGTGATGGTGATGAAATATGCCACAAGCGTTGTGACTCAAATGCAAGACGCTACTATCCACCTTGTCCGGTGGAAGGATGTGGCATGGCTCTGCACAAACATCACGTGATCACAAATAAACAATGTCAGCAGCTCATTGTGGAACTCGAAGGAAAGACGTACGAAGAACGCATGGCGATCTACCTTTCTTACGGATTCCGTGAAGATGAATTGGGGGGTGGAGAACTTGATGAAGAAACATGGAAAAGAATTCAGACAATCATTTCGGCTTCTTCACAGGAAAAGGAGTCAGAAGAACGGGTTGAAGTTCCAAAAGAATCGAAACCAAAACTCGTCATTCCTCCACCCAAGACCTACGAACCCCGAGAACTTGCTCCCGGTGAGCGATACAAGCCACCGAACAAGTCTAGACGACCCCAAGAACGCGGAGCTTCTCTAAAAACTCTAGTTCCTCACTCTGTGAAGGATAGGGTTCATGTTTCCCCTCAAGAAGATTTTGCTTTATTTTCGCAAGGTCCAATCTAGAAAGGGTCACTGACCCAAGCACGTAGTCCTCATAGGCTTCGGCGACCGCTGGAATCAATGGCTTCACCAGGTCGTACATTGCCTTGGCGTACAACTGAATCTCCGGTTGGGCATGACTGTCCATCCTGAGACGCAGATAGTGAAGAAGATTGTGTAGATTAATCTTCCAGTAGAACTCAGTATAGGTAGACAGGGGCAGGTGTTCACGTGCCGTCTCTCTGGCAACCCCGTGGTCAAGCAAACGTTGATAGACATCGAACGCCTGTTCGCACGAAGCCTTTTGATCCCTTAGGAGCACCATGGATTCGGGTGAATCCAACACTCCCTCGGACCCCTGATGGTTCACCTTGGACTGACCCCGGAACTCTGTGGGAACGTGGAACTCCTCGGGCAACTGCGAGTAGCGACCCGAAATTTCATTGATACTGGCGGTCCGGTGACGCATGTGCTGTCGAGCTAAAAAGATGGGCATCTTGATGTGAAACTTGAAGTCGACCATCTCAAAGGGTGTCGTGTGGGCGTGACGGAGCAGGTAGCGAATCAGACCACGGTCACTCCGAACACTCTTGGTGCCTTCTCCATACGAAACACGGGCGGCTTGAACTATGGCGTGATCAAGATCCTCCCTCGGCATTGTATCGACAAGACGTACGAACCCATGCTTCTCAACACGGATTTCTGACATTTATACTACTATCGAATGTATTCTCTAATTAACAACCGGACATCGTTGGATTGTTATTTTTTTTCCAACTTTCTAAACCTTCTTCGAGGGTACAAATATTCTTAAAACCAAATTTATTCATGTAAACTTTTGATATTTTTGCATCAAGAGAATCTTTCTCATCTGTATAAAGCATAATCGGATGTTCAAACCCTGGAAATTTTAGTCCAGAACCACTAAAAATACCCTTTCCTTGTTTTTCGATATCTTCGTATCCAAAATCCGACCTTTGTAAAATATCATTAATCCGAATAAATTCCTTCACAGGAAAGTTAATTGATTCTGGAAGTCTACAGGTGTGATAATTTTTATAAGAACCTACATGTATTATTATCATAATATTAATGTTATTCATAATTTCTTACGGCGAGTGCCACGGGGAAGCGAGGAACGCCGTCTTGAGTGAGTCCCTGAAATTGAACGGTGAGCATTTCACCCATCAACTTGCCTCGGTTCTTCCATAGCTCCCTTCGGCTCTCCATGGTTCCCTTGGGCCTGGCCTTGAATGTGTCTCCGTCCTTTGTCTCGCAGATCCAGATGGGCGTTCCACGGTCCTTGCCTTCCGCCTCCTCGGCGCCCACGATTTCAAATTCCTCGGTCATCATCTTCTTGTACTTGATGCATTGGGACGACCGCTTGTTGAGCAAGTAGGGACTTTCAGCCACGCGAACCACCACGCCCTCGTGACCCTCTGCCACAAACTTGTCGTGATACCTGTCGGCATCCTTGGCGGTTCCTTGATAGGCTGGAACAATCTTAATCATGGGGTGATTGATTTTCTTGATGATTTCCTTGAGCCTCTCGTAGCGTTCCATGAAGGGCATCTCCAACTTACTGAGGCGAAAGTAGTCAAAGCAGTGAAACTCCAACTTGGGTGCATAGGGACTTTCTGAACCCCGAGCAGCACTGGTGATCTGTTCAAAGTCCAAGTCCTTGCAGAAGAGTTCACCGTCCAAGAACTCGCCCTCCTCCAACTTTCCTTCCAGTGCCTTTTCCAGGTGGGTCAAATGTTCAATCCTCTGTTCGTTCCTGGACTGAAGCAAGAGTCCACCACCCGAAAATCCGGCGAGCATCCTGACACCATCCAAC